GAATCAATCTCCAGAATGATGGTGGGTTCGGTATATTCCTCCAAGAAAGTAATTCGCAAGATAATTATTTTGGGGTTAAGGTAAATGATGCAGAGGATATGACACAGTTAATTTCAGGTTCAGGTGCTTCAGTTAATACAGGTTTTGTATTTCATACAGCAGCAAGTGGTAGTGAAGCAGAAGCGATGAGAATAACAAGTGGTGGAAATGTGGAATTCCAAGATGGTACGGCAGCATTACCATCTATAACTAATAGTGGAGATGAGAACACAGGAGTATATTTCCCTGCTTCTAATACAGTTGGTTTCTCTGCCAGTGGAACTGAAAGGATGAGGATGGATACTTATGGTCTTATTATTCCAGCAGCAGCATATGCTACAAGCACTATACCTATGGACGATGCTCGTAACGACTATAACTCTAATGGCTTTCAGGACGATGTTGCTAATTGGTTAATGGGTAAAGAAATGCAACTTACTATAACTACCGGGGCTAATACTGGTGGTATTGCAATAGATACACAGACAAGTACTAAATCATCTCGTGGTCAATTAGCTTTTAGAAGGGGTTATAGTACTGGTAGTTCTCTTGGCAATACAGGTGGCGATACAGAGTTCGGTGCTATATCTTGGCAGCAAGTATATGACCCGGAGAGTGGGGATGCAGGAGCAGGATATTATCAATTAGCAGAAATAGCAAAGATTGAATTGAAAGGAAGCCATAGTGTAGCTTCAACGACTCGTGCTACCCTTGACTTTTATACTTCTTCAAGAGGAGGAGATACCAGTACACAGACAGGTGCTGCTTATTACGCTGGTGTTAGTGGCCCTGAACTAGCTATGAGTATTGGTTTTAATCAACAGACGACATTCTACAATGATATAAATATTACTAGGGGACTTAGTGGTACTGGTGCTGGGCTAAAATTGTATGACCCAGACGGAGATAATTGGACTAAGTTTATAGCAACAGACCAAGTTGCAAATCTTACTTTAACATTACCACCTGCTTATGCTGCTAGTAGTGGATATCAATTAGTCAGTACTGATGCAGGAGTGTTGACTTGGACAGCAGATTCATCCTCATTAAGATATAAAGAAAACATACGACCCTTAGAAATAGATTCATCTAAATTGTTTGAGTTGACTCCAAAGAGTTTTAATTTTAAAGAGGGTCATATAACTACACTACCGGGTACGTTTGGATACATAGCAGAAGAGGTAGACAAGATTTTACCTGAACTGATTCAGTATAATAAAGAAGGTCAGCCAGATTCATTGATGTATCCGTTACTGACAGTATTACTATTAGAAGAAGTAAGAAAATTACGTTCTATGATTATGGAGGGAAAATAAATGGCAGACACAACAATAACAATCACAATAGCAGAGGCACAGTTTCCTGTTCTACAAAATGCGTTAGCTAACAGCATAGGTGATGCAAGTCCTGATGCTGATGATATTAAAACATATCTAATCAATGGCTTGAAACAGTCAGTTAAAGATTATAATAGAAAGAATAGTGTAGTAAGTGGTGATGGAACTACTGATACCATTACTTATTCTACCTTTTCACCAAGTTAAAATATGTAGTATAATATAAAGATAAAGTTTAGTTAGGAGGTTCAACATGGAAGTTGACATTAAAGAAGATTTGAATACTATAACTGACCAATTAGGTCAATTGGGGCAGGAACTAGATAAAATAAATAATTCTAGAAATACTCTGATAGGTCAGATACAGAATTTACAAGGTGTGGCTATGTACTTGAGGGGCAAGTTACCACCAGAAGAAAGGCAAGAAGTTGTTGAACAGAAAGAAGGTTCAACAGAAGACTTTGAGAGAAGTACAGAATATCCTTCAAATGAAGAATCTTAATATGGAGTAAGGCATGGCTACAACGGCAGGAGCCGAATTCGATAAAGTTTATAATGAGAATACATCAACTAGTACATTTACAGATAACACGCTAGAGGCACAATCTCCAGCAGGAACTGCATTTACCCTTTTTAATAGTACTGCTGATTATTTATTACTAGGTCATGAATCAAGATTTGATATGGCTGTTTTTGATATAGATACGGCTGGAAGTCTGGGAGCTTTAACATGGCAATTTTCTACTGGTAGTTCATGGACTACCTTTGTACCAGCTTCAGGCAGATATGAGTTAGACCCAGATGATGATGAAGGTGGACAATATGCTTTTGATAAAGATGGAGTAGAAATATTTCCTCCGAATCTACTAAATGCTTGGGCTACTAGAAGTATTAATAGTGTAACCAAATATTGGATACGAGTTAGTGCAGCTAGTACAACTACTGCTCCTACAATTAAAAGAATTCAGATGCGTCCTTATAATGCTTACTGTAGTACTCAGGATGTATATGAATTATTACAATTAAAAAATATTACAAGTGGTACAGATTTCACAACTTCTACTGTACCTAGTAAAGCATCAGTAGAGCAGTATATTATAGAAGCACAGTCTTATATTGATATGTACACAAGAAAATCTTGGAGACCTACTTATGTTGCCAATGAATATCAACAGTTCAATTTAAATGGTTTTAAATTAGATAAACCAGACCCCTATAAAGTATTGAGTCTTAAAATTTGGAATGGTGCTAGTTGGGACACTAAAACGCAGGGTAGAAAAAATGATTACTTTTTAGTACAAGATACTGGTATGGTTCAGTTTTCTAGGTATTTTCTACTTCCTGCGAGATTTACTTCTTATAATGCTCCTGTATGGAGATGGGGTGGTGGAGAATTTACAATGCCAGTTAAGGTAACTTATTTATACGGAAGAGATATAAATACAGATACGAGACAGGGAGGGATAATTACAGATATAACTAAAAAATTAGCTTCTATAGATGTTATAAGAACTGCTGATTTTGGTGGGAATGTTGTTAGTGGTATGGATAGAATTAGTTTGGAATCAAAGATATCTGGTTGGGATACTGATGTTAAGGATAATTTGGATTCTATGAAAGCTTTTGAGGTGTTCTAATGGCTGATGAACCTATTCCAATAGATGATATAATTACAGATTTAGATGGGCAATGGAATGCCAGTAATGTTACTGAGCCTTCTTTTATAATTGTTAATGGGGATAACCAACCAATAAGATTTGATTTGAATGTTGGAGACCATGTAATTGGTAGAACAGGTAGCCCAGCTTTTCAGGAAGAGCCTATAGGAAATTGGAAATATGGAAATAGAACTTATAATGTTCAGTTAGAAGTATATACATTAAATAGTAGACAACGTTTATATAATTTAATGCAAGAGATTCGTAGAATTACACATAATAGAATGCATTCATTGTCTAATTTCCAAAGGCAACAGTTTATGGGATTTAATGAAGAAGTGAGCGAACAAGTAAATATGTGGACAGGAACTGTAGATATTAATTTAGTTAATAATGCAGTTTTATTAGATACATAGGAAATTTAATTAAAATAAGTATAATAATATATGATACTAGTAATCTAGTAGGGGGTATTTAAATATGGCTGTTTATAGAAGTGACCAAGCGCAAGTAACGTTTGCTACAGAAGCTGCGCAGGGTGGAGACCCAGAAATGATGGAGGGAACTGCTGGTTCTTCAACTGCATTATTGAATGCAGATGCAAATGCAGGAGCTAGGACAATTACTGTAGATACTATTGCATCAGCTTCTATCGTAGTGGGTGATATGGTTCGTATAGGTACAGTAGAAAGTACTGCTGCAAATACTTATAGAGAACATGAAGTAAGACGAGTTGAGGCTTTTGCTGGTACTCAACAAGTTGGAACTACTCCCGGCAATACTATTACCCTTACTTTAGACAGACCCCTAGCTTTTTTCCATGCAGATAACGAAGAAGTTAAAGAAGTTACTGCCATAGGTGGAGCTGCTAGTAGAAATGATGATGATAAATATATTACTTATATTCCCGGTGTATATGAAACTGTAGATACTCCAGACCCAGAGATGTCACATGAAGGTAGGAGATTCTTAGGAACTCAATCTAAAAGAAATTGGTCTTATGCTTATCCCGGTCAACAAACTTTGACTGGTTCCATCTCTGGAATCATTCTATTAAATGGATGGCCATTAAGATTTCCAATTGGTAGTGTTGTTACTACTCCTCAGACAAAAGGTAGTACTGGTGCATCTTTACATGGAGAAGCTAAAAAAGGAGATATTTTCATTAGAATTGATAACGGAAGTGGTTCTGCTGTAACGGCTATCAATACTGCAGCTGCTGCTGGTGGTTATGTATGTATAGATGATGGAAGTGCTACTAAATCCGAAGTTAGACGATTTGCTCAAGCAGTAGTTAATACTACTTATTATAAATTAAATGCTCCTTTACAATTTGACCATGCTGATGATGTATCAGTCGAAACTTGTGATGCAGACGGTGGAGATTATTTTGACCACAAAATTATAGAACAAGTAGACCTAGATTCTGTTTCATGGCATGTACATATGAAAGATAGTGGTGAAACAGTAGCTAATAATTTTGATAGACGATATGTGGGTGGAAAAATTGATTCAACTACTATTACTGCTGAAGAAGGTGGGATGGTAACAATGTCATGGGATGGTGTAAATTTCCTAAACATGGTACACAATCAATTGAATCAATCAACTGTTAGCACTAATATCTATAGTAGTGACTCTACAGGGGCTGGTATGCCCAGATATGGCTTGATGCAAGCTATTGATTCTGATGACATAGGTCAACCCGGTACAAATAATAATACTGGTTATCCAAGTACACAACCGTATTATTACTCTGAAGGAACAGTAAAATTCTTTAGTCAGACTTTTGCAAGAATTAGAAGTTTCTCGCTCTCAATTGCCAATGGTTCTGAACCTAGATATTATATAGGTAAACAAGGAGCTAGAGCTAGAGGCCCTTATGAAATTAAAGAAGGCCCTAGAGAATATTCCATGTCTTGTTCAGTTGCCTTACCAGATACTGAAGCAGCTACAGGTACTGACCAATCTACAGCATTAGAATTATTCAAACAGCTATTGCTTGAAGGAGATTATGGAGGACTTTTAGATAGAAGAGGTTTTACAGCTTCATTAAAGTTTGAAAGAGCTGCTAATGATTATATAATTATTGATATACCTAGAAGTTCGGAAGGTGGGACTATAGGTTCTCCACTAGAGGGAACTGACAATAGGTCTAGACTTAATGAACAAGGTATATTTATAAACACAGCACCTCATAGTTTAACAACTGATAATCCATTTCAAGTCGATTTGGATATGATATTCAGAAGTATAGAGATTAATATAAGGGATACAGTACCTACTTATCCTTAAAATAAAATTAAATATCGGAGGAAAGAATGGCCGTAAAGAAAAGTAATTTTGATATAAATAAATATCAAATTCAAAATACTCTACAGAAAATAAAAGTTGAGATACCAGATACTGGAGATGCCTTTGAGGTATCAGTAAAACAGTTATCTTGGAGCCAAAGAAATCAGTTAGTATCTAAATGTCTAGAATGGCAGAAAGATGGACAAACTAATTTTAATGGTGACCTTTATGTAAAGGAAAGTTTAAAAGAGATGATTGTAGAAGCTCCTTGGGGCAGAACTACAGAATCTTTTTTGTCTTCAATAGATGCTAGATTAGGAGCAGCATTAGAATCATTAGTTCCTAAAGCATATGGAGATGAGGATGGCATAGACCCTACAAATGTAAAAAAAGGGTAATGGCTTTCATGAGGAATACAGGGGATTTCTCTCCCTTTGAAGCCTTAATTTTTACTTACTGGATTACAATATTACAGATGTTGAAGAAAGGTATTCCATGGGAAGCCATAATGAATTTTTCACAAAGTGAGTTACACATGGTAGTTGGAATCGAAGCTGCACTTCAACAAAAAGAAGCAGATGACCAAGCTAGACAAATGGCTAGGTCATCTTCTACATCCTCTATGGCATCATCTTTTCCTAATATGGGGGGAGGTTTTAGCTAATGGTAGGAAAAGGAAGATTTACAGGGGGTCAAGAACCTGTTACTCCCGGAAGGTGGAAAGGTAGTGGTGGGATATCAGAAGAAAGAGGAAGCCCTTGGAAAGTAAGACATGACCCTAAAATGGCTTCCAAACTTGGTCAAGCCATGGAAAAGCAAGTTATCTTTGGTATGCAGGATGCAACAAAGGCGATTGCAAAATCCAAAAAAGTCAAACAAGCCGTTGCTGGCAATATGGCTGATTTTATGGAAACTGCCATTACTTCAGCTAAAGGTAGCAGAGCTGCTGGTGCTGGAAAAGCTATTAAAAGAGGTATTGCTTCTAAACGAGAGGCCGGTGGGGTAGCTGCTACTGCTTTAACAGATGCTATGAAAAACATACCGGGCGTGAGAGAAGCAGGACGAATGGGACAGGATATTGGAGCTGTTGGGGGAATGGCTAGAAGAGGCATGGGACAAGCTGCAGAAGGTGCTAGAGGTATGGCTGGCCGAATAGGCGGAAGTACCTTTGGAACGACTGTAGGCGTTGGAGCCTTAGATGCTATGGAAGGGGCGAGAGCTATGGGTGGTAGAGCTATGGAAGGTGTGGCAGGTATGCGTAGAGGTATGGGAAGAGGTATGAGAAGAATGGCTGGAATGGCTGGAGGTATGGGTAGAGGTGCTATGGCAGGAGCTGAAGCAGGAGCTGCAGGGGCAAAAATGGGTGGTAAGGGCATGAAGTTCTTAGCTCAAGGTGGCCCTAAAATGCTTAAATCCATAAAGGGTATGGCTGGTAAAGGAATGGGTATGATGGGAATTTCCTTATCTTTAAGTTCTTTATTACGTCAGTCACAGATATTTACAGGAACTATAGGTTCTTTATTTCAAATTATTGGTGGATTCATTGACGTACTTCTTGCACCATTTATGCCGTTATTTGCTAAAGCTATGGAGTTTATAGCTCAATATATACCTATAGTCCAGAAATATGCTCAACTGGCATATGAGTGGTTAGAGGCAGAAGTTTTTCCTATTATACAAGCCTACGTTGAATGGTGGTGGGGAAAGATACAAGAAGTATGGGCTATTTTGGAACCTCATGTGGAAACTACTATTGCTTGGTTAGCAGATGTATGGGAATGGGCAAAAACAGATTTACTAGCATGGGTTACTGATACTGCATGGCCAGCAATTCAGCCGGCTGTTGATTGGCTTGTAGGGGCTGGAGACTGGATACTTGATACGCTATGGGAAACTATTAAGACTTGGACTACGGAGCTTATACAATGGGCGCCGGATGCTTGGAATTGGATAGAAAATACAGCGTGGCCAGCCGTTAAAGCTGTAATGGATTATATTCAAGATGAAGTTTGGCCACTTATTAAAGACCTTTGGGAAACCGTAAAAACTTGGGCTGTAGGATTATGGGATTTAGTATTTCCAAAAGTAAAAGAGATGTGGGAAAATTTAAAAGATACTATTGAGCCTATTATAGAAGAAGCAAAGCCTATAATTATGGATATAATAGATAATATAGTAGCTGCTGCTAAACCGTATTTTAATATGCTATGGGCAATCGTAGAAGAAGTAATAGTGCCTTTGGTGGGATTACTGGTTAAATTTGTAATGTTCATATTAGGAAAAATTTGGGGTTGGCTAATGAAATTTCTTGGTTGGTTCTGGGACAATATAGGGAAAGGGGTTCTACAAGCTTTGAAATGGTGGACATCTAAATTACCGGGAATGTTTAATGCAATTACTGCCTTTATTAGAGACCCTATGAAGTATCTAGTTAAATGGGCAGCATTTATATTAGAAAAAGTAGTTAATTTCATGGATTATATAGCTGGAATTGAGTTGCCTTGGGGTATGGGAAAACCTTTTGATGGAGTCATGGATGCATTAGGTAGAAAGAGTTTGGATGGAATTCTTACTGATTTAAACACCTTTTTAGATGCAAAAGCAGGGCCGGGAATGGCAACGGAAAATGTACTTACAGTTAATATAGCTACAGTAGATGCTACTACTGGTGCAGTTAATGAGGAAGCAGCCGTATTTGGTGCAAGCACTAAAGAAGCTCAATTGACCCAACTGTTAACAAATAAAGCATTAAAACAACCTGAACCGACTATTGCTACAGATTAGGAGATGAATTTATAAATGGATGCCCCATTATCAGTATTATTAAGAGATGGAACACATGCAGGAGCTTCTGTTAGATTAGCTCTAAAAGCTGAACAGTTTTCTGTTAATATAGCAAGAACTCCTCTTGTAACAGCTATTGCAGGAATAACTCCTATTATATTAGATTTGAGAATAAATAGACCTAGCATAACTATATCTGGTCTTATAGATAATATCGGAAACGACACTACTAATACAACGTCTGGTTTTGAAGATATGGAGTCTATGACTATTAGTGGTCAAGTTTATTACATTCCATATAAAAATTATTTAGAAGGTAAATTAGTTACATGGGGAACTGGAGGTAGTACAGATTTACAGGTAGAAGTAGGTGATGCCACAACTCCTATACATTCTGGTGGTACTGATGCTACTGGTGGGGGTATATATAGAGTAGCTACACAACAAATGCAGTTTGCTCTTGCACCGGGTATGGAAGATAGATGGACGTATAGTGTTCAATTTGCAGCTAAGTTAAGAAACGATATTACATTTTAAGGAGTAGCTAAATGCCCGGAAGGTCAATGTTGCAATATCATGCAACTAAACAGATGACATTGCTTAATGAAGCATTGGATGATTCAGAAACAGCCGTAGATGTGGATGCTAGTCATGGTTTACAAGTAGGTCAGCATATAACCGTAGATAGTGAAATCATGAAGATTACTAGTTTTGCATCTACTAATACTGCTAATGTAACTAGAGCGCAAAAAGGAACTACAGCAGCAGAGCATACTGATAATACTGAAGTTTATTCGGATGTATGGAATGATGTAGTTGTTAGTGGAACAACTGTTTCTGCTTTATCTAGTGTAACTATAGTAGATTCAATTAATGTGTCTAGAAAAGCTAGTATAACTATAGATAATACTCCTGCTGACCCATTTAATGCTACAGTTGCTACTGCTAATGGCCCTTATACAGGAATATTTACAGATTATATAAATGTAAGAATCTTAGATTCTGATGTAAAACAAACACTTTTTGCAGGAAAAGTTTTTTCTGTAGATGAGATTTATGATTTTAATACAGGTCATAAGATTAAATTAGAATGTGAGGATGATTTAGGTGTATTAAATTTACAGGAAGCTCAACATGCTCATGCAATTGAAATAGATATATCCAAAGCTGTTTTTAATCAGGTGTATTTAACTGATACAAGAGATGATATTCTTCATCAATATACAGGAGATGCCATTTCAAGTAAGGGGGGTTTAATGGCTACTATATGTAATTTATATGCCCCAGATATTAATTTTTCACCCGGAACTTCTGGGGATATGGCTAATGAACTACAGATAGAAACTCTACAAGCTAATACAGACGGTCAGTTAGATTTGAATGTGGCAACTGTTGCAGAGAAATATCCCACTAATGGTATTTATAGATTTGACGTAGGCCCTACTACTTTTGGAGGGCATCTAGCTCTTCTTGCAGAAGGTAATCCTACTGATACAAATGCTCAAACTTTTGGAACTGATATATATGTTGATTCAGATGCTTTAGATATAACAAATACTTATACCAGATGGAATTCACGACTGAGAGTTATAACTAGAGGATTTGACCCTGTTACTCACACAGATTTAGATTTAAAAAATAATCCTACTAAAGGGTTATCTATAGAATATCCTAGTAATAATACAGCTTTTTCTGGGCAAAAACAAATAATGTATGAGTTTGAAAATCAAGACAATAAAGATTCAAATTTTAATTCAGCATCTGTTAATTATAAAGAACTGGTTCTTGCTACTGATGGGGCAGCTTATGAAGAAAGGTCTGTAGATATGGAATTAGTATCTATTAAAGATTGGCATTATCCTACTTTATTTGTAGCTTCTCCGAATGAAGCAGATGCTACTGTAGCACAGCAGATTAATATATCTAATGGTTTAGGAGCAAATAATACAGAACAATTAACTAAAGATGAGCAAACACTAGTACATACAGATTATCAAGGATATAACGCAAAGGTGGCTCATTGGTTACAAGTAAAAGTTTCTGGTACTTGGAAAACAGTAGCTAGAATACAATGGTTAGATAGAACGTCAGGTACAATTAGTAGTGCATCTCCAGCATATGCTTTAATATCAGAAGTACAAGATACTATATCTACTAACGTAAATACAGGTTATTTTAAAGAAGGAACTGTTTGGAGACAGACACCAATACAGAAAGGGGTGTTAGCTTATAAAGCTTATGTAGTAGGTTCTGCTGTTTTATGTGCTAATGTAATAGATACGGTTAATACTACTATTAACTCATCTGTAACTAGTTTTATTATTAGTCATAATGTTAAAGCTAATTTTGGGCTTAACGCTAGAATAAAAATAGATAGTGAAATTATGATAATAACTGCTCTTACTGATAATACTACACTTAACGTTCAACGAGCGCAAGAAGGTACTTCTGCTGCATCACATGCTTATAATGCAGTTATAAATGTTACTATACCCCAAGATGAAACTACTAGTTTTGATGTAGAATCTGGGCATGAGATTGAGAATGGTAATTTATTAGCTATAGAATGTGCGCATTTTGACTATACTGAAGTAATGCGAGTTACAGGTGTTGCTGGAGATACTATTACTGTAGTTAGAGGATTATCGGATACTGTATATGCAGATAATGACCCTACTACCATAGCTCTTCCGGCCGAAACTCAATTAGCCGAAGTACTGGATACATCGGAGACTGAGATAGATGTATCAAGTGGAACTCCCTTTGAAGATGGAGATACTATTACAATTGATGAAGAAGATATGACCATTACTGGTATAGCTACTAATACTTTAACTGTAACAAGGGGAGCTAATAGCACAACAGCTGCTGGACATGATAATAGTACTAAAATTTATAAGAAAGCTGTTGAGCTTTATAAAGGTGGTGAATCTGTAGATTTGAAATATCCATCTTTTGTACTTAAAGAAAGACCTATGCAATCTATGAATAATATTAAAAAAGCGACTGAGTTAAATATTCAAACTGTGAATAAGCCCAAAGCAATACGACAAGAGGTTGCTGCTGCTTTATATCGTGGAAATAATACTACTTCTCAGATTCTTAAATTCAGAACCTATGAAAAACCTACATGGTATGTAGATGATAGCCCTTCGGCAGTAGCTGCTGATACTCCACAGACTGGTATAACAAAAATAACAGCTTCTACTAATACTATATTATATGGTCTTGATAGAGGTATGTCTTTGGTAAAATTGGACAGTAGTTCAAATCCTACCACTACTTATGGATATGTAGCTTGTTTAGTATCTAATTCAACTACTTCAATACTTGAGACAGTTTTAAATACAGGAAGTATCTCTGCTAGTGATACAGTACGTTATTATATTCCTGTTAGAGTTGGGGATTCTCTATATGTTAAAAACAATACAGCTAATATATCAGCAAATGCTATAGTATTAGGAACTGTTTTTACCGAAGGTAATGGAGTTCAAACTACTAATTGGACAGTCTCAACGGCTGGTTCTTCGTTTAAAAGATATAGGCATCTTCTTTCTAATTTAGCAACTAAACAGGATATATCTGGACTGAGAAGAGTTATAAAGGCTCATACACATGATAGTCCTTTTATTACTTTTCCATTAGTAAGTAATGGTGATGCTCAAATAGATTGGACTCCTGCTGGAGAACTAAGAATAGGCACTAAGTCTATTTCCATAGCTGCTGGCACTACGGCATCTACTATGGTTAATGATGCTGATGGAAATACTGGTCAATCAAGTACTCCTCTGGCAACAGATGAATATTTAATTTATTGGCCGGGTACAGGAACAGCTCTTAAAACCATCAAAAGAAAAAATTATGTAAATGTAGAAGGCAATAATGATGTAGTTATAGCTAGATGTGCCGATAGGTCTGGGGCTGGAGCCAAATATGTGATGACAATAGATATTGATTTGAGAGCAAGTGCTACTGGAGCAATTACTAATACATAAGTATGAATCGAGAAAAAATCGAACAGATTATTGGATATAGACAAGAAAAGCCTCATGAAACTTTACAAGGTATAGCAGATTATTTTAAAGTTTCTAAACCATATATCCATAAAGTATTAAAAAATAATAATATTCCTACAGTCGGAGCGAAAACCAAGACTGTGAAATATTGTTTAGTTTGTGGTGAGGTAACTCCAAGAAAAAGAAAGCTTTGTCCCGGTAGATGTTCTTATACATATTACAATATAAAAGTTAATTGTGCTTTTTGCAGAATTCCTTTCTATAGAAAACGAGGGCAAATCAAACAGAAATATAATAGTGGACAATATAAAAATATATATTGTAGCTGGAAATGTTATTGTAGAGGACAAAGAGACAAAAGAAGTTGATTCTTTTTTCATATTAATATAAAATTTGTACAGGTACTTTTTATGAAATGGTTAGATAAGAGTTTTTGGACATTGTTCGCATCTTTGTCCGTAGCACACATTATGGAAGATATGGTTTGGGCTGTTTTAGCTCGGTATACCACGATTTCTATATTTATCTTATTGGGGGGAATAATACTTTGGTCGTTTGGTACGGCTGTAATTCTAAAAAAATTAGGTAAAACAGGATTCTTCTATGGAAATAAATGAAGAATTAATCCGAAAATGGGAACCTAAAATTCAAAGAATGCTTTTGGTATGGTTTGTTCCGGGCATGACCAAAGAAGATTTAGCTCAAGAATTACGAATAGCTATAATTAAAGCAGCTAAATCTTATAGAAGTGATGCATCTACTATATTTCATACTTATCTACATAGAACTATGGTTAATACTATAATTACTTTAATTAGTAAGCAGAACAAAAGTAGAGTAATTTGCAGTAGTTGTGGAAAATCTAATACCAAACAAGTTAAAAAATGTGTTCTTTGTAAAGAACTTCTTCCAAAGGAATCTCCTACAGCCATGTCTTTTGAAAAGTTAGGTGATGATAATAGTCCAGTCGGATATTTACCATTTTTATCTCCTTTTAGAATATGGGTTGATACTGGTATTATAGAAAATATGTTTTCTGATGAGGCAGCTACTTATGAACAAGTAGAGATGGATGCGTGGTTGGATTCACAAAAGCTTGAGCCAAAAGAAAGGGCTTTTATTTCTTTGCGTTTATATGGACTTACTATGGAAGAGATTACTGAAGATTTGGGGGAGTCTGCTTATAAAATTAGGCAGTCTTTGCGTGGAAAAATACAATTATGACTGCAAAAATTTTGTCCGATTACAACCAACGAGACATATACACCTTTTTTATGAAGTTGTATAAAGAGAAACATGGAATAGATTATAGAGGAGTTGGTTTTATTAACGATGAAATGCAATTAATCAGAAAGGCTATAGAAGAAAATGGAGCAGCTCAGATAGTTTGTGCCACAATAAATTGTATAGAACAGAATAATAGGTCAGTTACTATACGGTTTTTTATAGCAGGGTTAAAATATTATGTAACTCCCTATCCTCCTGTAGTTTATTGGGCAGTTAAGCAATTTGCTGATAATGAAATTAAAAAACTATGGAGAAAGTTTGAAATTTTAGATTCTGTATGGCTTCCTAGAGGGTCTCAAAACATAGAACGTACTGAAATTTTAAATGAATTAAAGAAGTGGGCTAATGCCAAAAATAAATCGAAGAAGAAGAGGAAAACTAATACAAAAACCAAACCCAAAACAAACGTTTAAGGTACTTGTTATGGATAGTACGTCAGGTGACGTATCATTAATTGGTGAATATGCTTCTTTTTCCGAAGCAAAACTGGTAGTTGACAAGACTGATACGTCTGGTGTATTATGCTTTGTACACGATGAAAGTAACAGAGTTTTGTATAGAAAAGGAGAGTGAGACGTAATGTCAAGAAAAGATAATTATGACTATGTAGAATCGGCTATTATTTTTGGTCTTGATTCAAAAGCTAATTTAAATGATTTTAAATATGTAGAAAAAGATTTTGCTACACATGGTTCTGCTTATGCATATGTAGTTAAGTTTTGGGAAAAATATGGGGAATTTCCTTCTCCAGAACACCTGTTTAAAGAGTTTCCTTTGTTAGCAAAAGAAGCCCAATCCGTTAATTTTGATTATGCTAAAGAGGAATTTAAAAGCCATGTATTACAAAGAAAAGTAATAAAAGCTGTTAAAAATGAAATGGATTTAGTTTATAAAAATCCTAAAAGAGCTTTATCTAATATCATGATAAACCTAACTGATATTGAAGTTATTTATGATGAAGATGTTCAAAGTTATGATACTGGTAATTTAGATAGATTAAGTGAATGGAAACAGAGAACTAAAATACGAGAAATGGGCGAGGGTATGATGGGAATACCTACCAGTTTCAAAACTATAAATGATACTGGAGTAGGTTGGATGAAAGGGGAATTAATAGCTATGTTTGCTAGACCTACTATAGGTAAAACATGGATGTGTGTTCATGCAGCAGCTACGGCTGTCACTAAAGGTTTTAGAACTTTATTGATTTCTACCGAAATGCCTACTAGAGCTATTAACATGAGAACAGATGTAGTATTAGGTAACATGATGGGTTATAAATTATCTCACTCAGCTCTTCGTAGAGGAGATAAAATAGATGAATTAGAATATACAAAGTTTTTACAGGATGCTAATAATAAATCTTTGTTGGTTTGTGACCATATAGCAGGACAAATGGGTATATCTACTCAAGCTATTGCTAGTCTTGTAAGAAAACATAAACCTGATTTTGTAGTTATTGATGGGGTATATCTAGTTTCTACTGGAGATAGAAGACAAGCTGTATGGGAACAGTCTCATGCGCTTTTCTATGGTTTAAAGAATCTTGCTACAGCTACAGATACTCCAATTATGGTATCAACTCAAGCTACTAGAGAAGCATCTAATATGTTTATTCCTCCAAGGGCTGACCAAGTAGCTTTTGGGGATGCTTTAATTAGAGCAGCTGACGTTGCTATGGCTATGTGTGCTTTAGAAAATGATGATAAAAAACGCATGGTACAATTTCAAAAATATCGTGATGGTGAGTTAGCAAAAGATACTACTGTCATGGATTGGAATTTAGATTGTGGGGATATAAAAGAACTACCAGATTATGATTGGATGCAAATGAGTACATAATTTTTTAATAGGAGTGTAGATATGGGCATTTTAGATTGGTTTACAGAAGATGACGATGGAGTAATAGTAAAATCTTTGACCAGTAAAGGATTAGGTAAAGAACCTATAGAAATTACTGTTGGAGATATTAAAAAGGGAATTGCTAAAGATTCTCGTGGATATGAGAATGAAGTGGTACTCTTTTTAAGAAAGAATAAAAAAGACCGATGATGGATTGGGCTTCTATATTAATCAAATACGGAGTCCAAATCTCAGATGAAATTCAATTTGATATAGTTTGTCCTTTTCACCATGACAATACTCCTTCATTAAGTATCAATGTAGAACGAGGTGAGTGGCATTGTCATGCAGGATGTGGAGGGGGCAAACTAGAATATTTCATCTCAAAATTTTCAGGAAAACCTTGGAAAGAGATAGAAACTAATGAAACATGGGAGATAGATTTTTCTGATTTTGAGGATAAACCATCCGTAGAAGAAGAAGATAGTGATTCTATTATTGATTATGGGGATAATTTAGTAGACATTCCTTCTAATCATTGGATATTTAAAAGAGGTTTTACTAAAAGCATTTTAGATAAATGGGATTGTAAGGTTAATTCTTATAATGATTTAGTAATTCCTATAAAAACTAAAGAGGGTACTACTTCAGGTTGGATAACTAGAAGAATTCAAGCTACCCCAAAATATATGTATTCTAAAGGATTGAAGAAAAGTAAACTTTTGTATGGTATAAACCATCTTCAATCAGTTGGTACATTATATATAGTTGAGGGAGCTTTGGATGCCATGTGGATGGATTATCATGGATACCCCACTGTAGCTATATTAGGAGCAAGGATAAGTAAAGCACAAGTAAGCTTAATACGTTCCTTATATCCTAGTGAAGTAGTATTGTGTTTAGATAATGATGAAGCAGGTCAAAGAGGAATTGATAGAGCAACACTTGACATGGAAGGTTTATTTATGTTATCTTATATAAACATACCTGATATATATAAAGATTTACAGGAAATACCTAATAAAGAACTTTTAAAGAAAGTAATAAAAAATAAAGCCTTATGGCGAGGGAGTATATAGATATGAGTGGAATCATGAAGATTCAGCAGAGAAGGGATGAATTAAAAAATCCTAAGACAGAAGAAACAAAACATACAGAGGTTTGGCTCAAGGATGGAGAACAACTTTTTTGTACATCAGTTGCTAGTGGAGCAGACGATGACAAGCTAGTAGATGAATTATGGATGTATACCTTTAGAATAGGTAATAGATTCCGTAGTCTATTACAAGATTCTTCAGTAGATGCAACTGGTGTTCCAGAGGATACTAGAGCTTCTCATAGATTTGGTTTGTGGGTATATGCACATTATATTTTCCATGTGGACAAAAGAAATGATGAGTGGGAAGAAGTAGAGACTCCATCTGGAGTAAAGATGTTCAAAGAAGTAATTGATGATTATAGAATAGTTCAGTTAGCTTTTGGTAGAGGGGATTATGTCTGGAATCAGCTAGTAGAAATTTATGGTGATTGGGGTAGTTTAAATAAAGGAGTAATTAGAGTTAAGCGTAATGGTATTGGTCTAGATACTTCTTATGCTATTATGGCTACAACTAAAAAAGAAAAGATTCCTGCAGCAAGAAAAGCAGAAGCATCTGATTTACAGACAATTAAAGAGTACAATTTAGAGAGGTATGGTAAACCTCTGACTGAAGAAGATATGGATATGATGACGATTCATAATACTGCTAATGGACACTCATCTGAGGAAACTACTTACTAAGTGTCTCTAGTAACTAAGGCTACTTTTGATTCTGATTTTGCAGGATTAAAGGAAGTTATTAGTTCTTATAATGCAAAGAAAACTCTTGTTGTTGATGTAGAAACTAATGGCAAAGACCCCTATAGCTACAATCAAATTTGTGGCTTGGGGGTCGGAGACCATCATGGTACTTTAACTCAGTACTATCCTTTTAGGCATCAGCAAGGAGAGAATCTTGATATTGAGCATTTAAAAGAAGTAGTAGCTTTTCTCAATGATTCTGTGGATACTTTTATAGGTTTTAACTGTAAATTCGATTTTCGTTTTTTAGAGAAGGAAGGAGTAGATTTTTCCGATAAAAAACTAATTGACGTTATCGTAATGGCTCGGTTAATTGAACCGGCAGAAACAGCAGAAGCCATGTTTACACAAATGAGTTTAACGTCTGTAGGAACAAGGCATTATGGTATTGGAGCAGTACAATACGATATTGACACAAAACTTGAATTAAGAAAGAAAAAGTGGGATAAGGATTATTCTTTGTCACCACCAACTTTTTTAGGGCCTTATTGCGAGAAAGATGTTGAGTTAACTACTAGATTATATAATGATTGTTTAAAAAAGATTATTAAATCTAAGCAAACCAATCTTTATGAGATGCAATGTGACCTTACAAAAGTTTTATTTAATACTGAAAGAAGAGGAATTGCTGTAGATGAACAGTATGCAGAAGAGGCTCAACAAAAAGTATTGAAACGTCTTGATGAAGTAGAGCAACAAATATTAAATATGTCAGGTCGTATAAAATGGCGTGCTGATATTCCTTCTACTTCTGTTGAACATGATTTAGAAAAAGAATTTAATATTTTAAGTTATCAGCAAGTAGGAAAGGTTTTTAATAGTATGGGAATAGAGTCCCCAACGAAGACTGCTACAGGTGCTGATTCTTGGGATGAAGCTACTTTGATTAATATTAATCATCCTATAGCAGGGTTACTCAGACAGTATAGAACTTTAAGGAAACTAAATTCTACTTATATAAAACCTTACCTAAATTCTGAGATTATGAGGACTGTATTTTGTAATTGGGGAACATCTACAGGTAGATTATCTAGCCGTAATCCTAATTTACAGAATATACCTAGAAATCATTTTAAGATGGAAGGAGTTTCTTTAACTGATGAAGAAGCTGAAAATCTGTATCTTAAAATTAAAAGTTTGTTTGCTTCAAAAGGAATATCTATTCCTGATTCTATATCAAAAGAAGTTTTGGAAACTTGGTCTTTTGTAGGAGATGAATCATATGACGATTCAGATGATAATCAAATAGCGATTAGAAGACTATTTATATCTAGACCTGATTATCAATTAATTAGTTTTGACTATTCTCAGATGGAAGTTAGAGTATTTCTTTCTTATTTTCTTAATGAGGTTACAGAAGCTATGTTAAAGAAACAGGATGTAGATTTTCATACTGAAGCAGCTAAATTAGCTTTCGGTATAACTGAAGATGATAAACGTTTTAAGGAGTTTAGACAAATGGCTAAAGCTATTACATTTGGAACTATTTATGGTATTGGAAATAAAAAACTTGCTGAACAATTAGGAGTTTCTCCTACAGAAGCAGGGGCTTATAAAAGACAGTATTTTAGTGCCATGAAAGGTTCAAAGAAATTTTTTACTGATGCTACTAAAAAAATTGAACAATGGGGTTTTGTAAAAAATAGGTATGGGCGTGTATATAAATTGCCTAAAGCTGTTGCTTACAAAGCAGTAAATTATCTAGTACAGGGAACTAGTGCTGATATTCTAAGTGAGCGAATGATAGAGATAGATAAATACCTTGCTGATAAGCAGAGTAATATCCTACTTCAAGTTCATGATGAGATTATCTGCGAGATTCATAACTCTGAATTGGATAATATACCATTTGTTATAAAATCTTTATTGGAGACAAATAGTTTAGATATTCCTTTGGTAGTGGATATGGAAATTTGTTCTCCTTCATGGGCATCAAAAAAGGATTTTACTATTCCAACAGAATATATGGAAGAGGATGATTATCTGGAATATTTAGATAAATAAAGAATCAATGGATATACCCCCCCTAAGAAGGGGGTATATCCATTGAAGAAAAATAAGGGGGATAACACGGACATAACAGTAAAAGATATAGTAGTTGAACAAACACGAGCGCAAATCGCTTGTATGTTGAATGAACTATGGCATTCCAAACTACCAGACATCCATTGGTCAAATGTTGTAAGAAATAAGCATTATATATGCTATGCATTCAAATATAAGCAAGCAATAATAGGTGTGGGTATATGGTCTTCACCTGTAGCAGCCAATAGATTCAAGGATGGGGATAAGTTATTAGAGTTAAGAAGACTTGCTTTATCTGATGTATGTCCTAGAAATACAGCCTCCTTTGTTATAGCAACTATGATAAAGGATATTAAGGAACGATTTCCAGAGTTGATACGATTAATTTCCTATCAGGATACAGAAGCCCATTTAGGAACTATATATAAAGCATCTAACTGGACACAGGCTCCTCAACAGACTCCTTTATTAGATTGGACTACTTCAAAACGAAAACGGACTCCTTTACAGTCCACAGCAGCTAAGATTAGATGGGAGTATGAATTATAAGATGGTACAGTTTAATAAAAATTTTAAGCATGATTTAGAATTTGGGGAAATTAGGGAGCAGAAAGTTGCTGATATTTTCCTAAATGAGAAAATTGAAGTAAAAACAGAGCGTGATACATGGTTCACTACAGGAAATATTGCTATAGAGATAAAGTATAGGAATGAAGATAGTGGTCTTAGAACTACTGAATCTAAGTATTGGATGCATATTCTTGACTATAATGGTCAACAATTTTGTACGTTGATGTTTGAGGTTGCTACTTTAAGAAAATTGGTTAATGAATTATTAGACCAAGAAAAAGCTGTGATTAAAATGGGTGGGGATGATAAACAAAGTACTTTAGTTCTTATACCAATTAGTAAAATATTCACAGTTGCTAATCAGATATAGATAGAGTATAATAGGTTTTATATTAAATACAGGAGAGAATAAATATGTCAAAAGTTAGCGTACATTTAGGATTTACATTCAGAGTAGAGCCATTAGACCAGAATCAATATGGTAGAGTAGACCTTACTTATGACCAGATTGATACTGAACTACCTCTTCAACCTCAATTAGATTCATCTAATGATGTAGCAGATATAGTTTGGGGTACTATTAAAGAGAAAGTAGATTCACAAATTGATAGTATGCTACTAAAGAAGAAGAAGAAGAATACTGGATAAATATGTCTGAGCTTGGTCGTATAGTAGTTTTAGAAGCTATCTTAAAAGAAAGAGAGCTTCAAGATTCTGTATGGAAAGACCAAGAAGATTACTCCAATGAATGGTGGCATGTGATAGCCACAGAGAAAAGTGGAGAAGTCGCTAAAGAGATATACCAAGCCTCTGAGAAACAATTACTTAGAAAACTCATTGTTTTATGTGCTGTTTATTTTGCTTGGGCAGAGATGTTAGTTAAAAATTCACAAGGAGATATTGAATGAAACAAAGCGCAAAAGAAATAATGGACACTTTGTTAAAGAATGATAAAAATTTGAAGTTGGGGAATGATGATGAGTTTGTGTATTCACGAATTCCTTTTAATATTCCTAATCTAGATAAATTAACTGGTGGAGGAATTCCTACAAAAAGGATATCTCTTATACATGGCCCTTCTAATGTAGGTAAATCTTATTTAGCTTTACGTCTATTGAATACTGTACAGAAACAAGGCGGTTTAACGGCTTGGGTAGATACAGAACTATCGTGGGATAGAGAGTGGGTTGCTAAAGCTGGGGTAAATCCTGATGAAGTATTGATGGTACAACCAAAAAATGGTGAACATGCTTTAGATAAGATGAGAGATTTTATGAGAGAGGGTGTAGATATTATTGTTTTAGATAGTCTAGCAGGATTAGTTCCTGAAAATATAGAAGCAGGAGATTTTTCTTATAGTCCTATAGCATGGCAATCTAGATTTATAAACCAATCCTTACCTAAACTAGTGAATAGTTTAAGACATGGGTCTACTCTAGTGGTTATAAATCAAGTGAGAGATTCTTTAAGTCCATCACAATTTCAATCGATGCCGGGAGGAAAGGGACAAATATACTTTGCTCATGTTATGTTGGAATTAAAAAAGGGCGGTTGGCTAGAGGAAGAATTAGAAGGGAAAAAGACTAAACGTAAATTAGGTTTTGATATAGATGTTAGATTGAAAAAAACAAAAGCAGGGGGACATAATTGGGAAAATGTTCTTGTGCCTTTTAGGGTAGAGGGGGGTATTGATATCATAGAATGTAATATGAGGGAAGCTATAGCACAAGATTTAATAAAGAAAAATGGTGCTTGGTATACATACAAAGATAATAGAATACAAGGAATGAATGGATTAAGAAATTTCTTTACAGCTAATCCTAAAGTTTACCAAGAAATGGAAAATGAACTCTCCACCTAGAGATTATACTAAACAGGAAAATATTATAGCAGGACTTTTATCTGAGTCTGGTTTAAGATATTCTGACCAAACAGAATTTCCTCCTTATACAGTAGATTTCTATATAGCTGAGATTGAGACAGTAATTGAAGCAGATGGCATATATGGTCATTTTCAGAAGCGAGACAGCAAAAGAGATGCTTTTTTATTAGAGCAAGACGAAGTTAAGCATATAATACATATTAAAGAAAAAACAAAAAAAGATATAAAGGAAAAATTATGGCAGGAATTGAACAAATTAAGTCAGCCAAATTAAATAAATATAGAGAAGATATTTGGCTAGTAGATTTATTAGATGAGTATTTAGGGGGTACTATGGATTCTCCAAGGTCTGGAGTATTCCATCCGTCTACTTTAAGTAATAAGTGTGATAGAGCTGTATGGTTAATTTATCATGGGCAGATGGTGTCTTCTCCTTTAGAAGCTGTAACACAACGAATTTTTCAGAATGGTGATTATTTAGAAAAACGTGTGGAAAAATGGCTTACTAATCTAAGGATATTAGTAGGAAGAGAAATACCAGTAAAATTTGAATTTCCTCCTATGTCTGGAAGAATGGACTTTTTAATTAAACACGAACTTTATGGGATAATGCCTATAGAGTTAAAATCTATAAACACGTCTGGTTTTTCAAAATTAACCACACCTAAAGAAGAACATCAATTACAATTACAGATGTATCTTAATATGGGTAATTATGAGAAAGGAACTATTTTATATGAGAATAAAAATGACCAAAAACTTAAATCATTCATTATTGAAAAAAATCCTGCTCAATGGGATTCTATAATAGAGAGATGTTTTAAAATTCAGAATATGCCAGAAGCTCCTGAGAAATGTACTGGAGCAAGATGGTGTGCTTGTAGGAGAGTGGAAAAATGATACAAACAATTACATTTACAGGGGCTAGTGATTCAACTAACCCACAAGATTTAATAGATATTTCAGAGAAATACCCTTTTGTAGAATGGGGAATTCTTGTACCTACTTATAAGATAGGTAGATTTCCATCTAAAGAGTGGTTAGAAAATTTAGTTAAGGTAACAAAAGATACTTCAGTTAGATTATCTGGACATTTCTGTGAGCCTTGGGTAGAACATTTACTTATAGATGGGAATTATATAAATGATATAAAAAAAGAGCTTGGTACTGAAGTATTTAATGCTTTTAAAAGAATTCAGATAAATTTCCATGGTATTGAATATACTGGATATAGTACTAGTTTTGAGAAAATGATGGCTGACCATAAGGATAAAGAATTCATCCTTCAAGCTGATGGTGTAAATAATTGGATAAGTACTCAAGTAAAAGCTCCTAATGCTTCTATTTTGGTAGATAAGTCAAGTGGAGCAGGGATTTTTAATAATGTATGGCCTTCTTTTAATAAAAAGAAATTTGGATATGCTGGTGGTTTAAATATAGAAACTTTACCAATAGCTATGAAAACTTGGATAAAAACAGCTAGAGATATACCTTGGATAGATATAGAATCTGGTATTATGGAAGAAGAGGATGGAAATTTCTCAATTCCTAGAGTAACAGAAGTAATAGAATATATGAATCCGTATATTTTTAAAGGAATGGTAGATGGATAATAAAGACTGGAATCCTATGAAAACTTTCAATAAGACTAAAAAAAGAGTTGAAGCTTTAGGTATACCGAAATTTAGTTTGACTAAAGAGTATGAGAATACTGTAGAGAATTTATTTGGAAAGTACGACCAGATAACTGAAATGGAGAATAAACAACTAGAAGAATTTCTATTATTTTTCGGTGGGTATAAAGCTACTTTAGAGCATATGGTAGCTGATAAAAAAGCTACTGTAGGTCTTTTGGAAGCTTCTTATAATGATAAATATAGTACTACTTTATCTAATATAACTAGAGAATATGATAAGAATAATAAAAAGAAACCTACAAAAGATGAGTTAAGAGGGGAGATATTAGAGAATGAGGATGTACTAGAATTACGTCAAGGCTTTTTAGAGCATCAAGCTGAATTAATTCAACAGGAAGGATTATTAGCTATGTATACTGCTTTTTATAATAATGTAAGTAGAGTTGTGTCTATCCGAACTCATGGGCAGAGCTAATGTATTTAGGTTTAGATTGTTCGACTTTAGCTGTTCATGGAGTTCTTTTAGATAAGAATGAGAATATATTAAAGTTTTATAAGTGGGGAAGCAAAAAGAAAACTTTTGAAGAAAGATTTCCTGAAATTCTGTTAGATTTTTTTGAAGATTTAAGTAAAATAAAGATATTAAACGCTTCAGTTGAAGCAGCTGTATATGTACAAAATCATAGAATTGCTATTAAACTTTCTTATGTAGTAGGAGCAGTATGGCTTTCTTTATTAAAAGCTGGTATAAATACAGAGATAATTGAAAATAAAGAGTGGAAAAAAGGTGTTCTTGATAAAGGGAATGCATCTAAGATAGAGATAAAAAATTTTGCTATAGAGAAGTGGGGAGATGTCTTCCCAGAGCAAGATTATGCTGATGCAGCATGTATTGCATTATTAACTAAAAGAAGGAGCTAAGATATGGCTAGAGCTGGTGGATTACAAAAAGTAAATAAAGGGATTAGAGTATTTACTAATTCTAAAAAAGCAAAAGAAAAGAAGGTATACAAGGATAAATTTCCTAAAGAACTACCTACTTTTGACGATGTTAAAGATAAATATGGTGTAGTGGTCTGGTGTAAATTCACAGACTGCAAAAATAATAAGGAGATAAAAGGCTTGCAAAGAAAATCTGGAACTCTATTAAAGAATAGAACATATAAGCCTTTGAGTGAAGGTGAAGGTACATGGACAGGAATTTGTACCAGAAATGAGATTGGAATAACTTATAATGAAGTTATGACTTCCTCTAAGAGCAAATTTAAAATACCTTCTTGTTTTGTATCTGCTACAAATAAGACTGGTCACATAGATTTTACTAGATTCTTACAATCAGATGGTTCACCAATAGGTGGTAATATTGATTCACAACATCCTTCAGATGAGGGATATGGTGGATTAGACCCTAATAATATGTATGGATAAATATAATGCCTAAACATATACCAGAAGCAACTAAATTAGAAGCTATGACTTTATTTCTAGAAGGGGATAAAACAGCTAAAGAAATTGCTGAAGTGATTTCTAAAGATGGAGTAATTGTCACACCTCCTACTATATATTCATGGGCTAAAAAGAATCGGTGGGGAGAACAAAAAGATGTTGCTAGATATGATAAACAGAAAGAATTAGTAGAAACTGAAGGACAAAGATACTCCAGATTACAAAAAGAGCAGTTGGCGAGTTATACGACTGTTACTGAGAAAGGGTATAAAGAATTAGAAGGACTTCATTTTGATAGGGCCTTAGATGCAGCTAAAGCAATAGATATGGGTATTAAAGGACAACGAGAAGTTATATCTGGATTGATTAATCTTCAATTTGTTCAGGATGTGTTAGGTATTTTGGTCGAAGAAATAGGTGACCAAGATGTTTTAAGCAAAATTGCAGTTAAACTAAAGACATTAGTTCAAAATCAAA